AAGTGCGGTTTACAACTGAGTTCAAGTTGGCTGCACAGATCGCCCTTCCTGGAGAGGTTGCTAAGATCGTACTTTAATTAACCCTTTAACCAGATAAGATATGCCGTGTGCATTAACAACAGGATTTAGTTTAGATTGTAAAGACGCAATCGGTGGTATCAAGTCTATCAGGTTTGCAACGCTAGCTGATTGGGAAACGATTACACCGACCATCGCTTCGGGCGAGGTTACAGCGATCGGTTCAGCCTCAGCGGTGTTCTACAAGTACGAGCTACGAAGAGAGACATCTAGCTTTAACGATGACCCGCAACCAGATCAGGCAACTGGAAGTCTATACTTCAAGCCAATGATCTCAATGGTTATGAATAAGCTAGAGACTTCAAAGCGTAAGGAGGTACAGCTACTTGCAAAGAATCGTTTGGTTGCTATTGTGGAAACACAGATACCAGACGATGCAAACGGAGACGGGGATTTTTGGGTATTAGGCCACGCTAACGGGTTGGACATGGTAGCATCTACGGGTGGATCAGGTACAGCACCGGGCGACCGTAACGGTTACGAGTTAGCCTTTGAAGGTATGGAGCCAGACCCTGTAATGAGGATCAACCCAGCATCGGGAACGGTAGACACTCTACTCGGAACGATCACTAACTGATAGAAAGGAAATATTTGAGAAAGCCTCTGCCTAACGGTAGGGGCTTTTTTATTGAAATAAAACGAAATAGCCCTAAAGGTTATTTCTAAATAAAGCACTCAATGGCCTCAACAATCACAGCGGCATCAATGACCGTTACAATAACAGAAGCGGTAACAATCCAAGGTAAAGACCAAGGAGGTACATTTACTCAGACCATCGCCAACATCAACGAAACGGATAGACGAATAATGACCGTCCCGACTTCGGTGGTTGATATTATCGCGTTTGACTCTGCGAATAGTCAAGGTACATACCTACGAACTGGGGTTAAATACATCCGTGTAACAAATCTCGATGATACCAATTTTGTAACGTTGGGGGTAAGTGATACAGGGTCGGATACTTTCTTCATTAAACTTGAGGCGGGTCAATCCTTTATCATGGGTAATGATGATCTTGAGGTACACGCGACAGGAGGGGCTAGTGCTTCATTCAGCGAGGCCGACAACATTAGCGCACAAGCGGACACCGCAAGCGTTGACCTTGAAATCTTTGTTGCCTCAACGTGATAAGAATTACACGAGATAGCACCAACTACCCTATTGTAACGCTTACAGAAAAGGGGAGTGCGTCTTATTACTTGGTTGAGTTTCAAAACAAGTCAAGTAGGGCGTTCACTTATGGGGTGTGTACCGATTCATCCCCGCACCCTGAGAGGTATAATAAACTAACCATCAGGGAGGTGACAACGGGTGTAGATCCATTAATTCCTAGAATTACATTGGTTGAAGGTGAGTACATCTACAGAATATTCGCTAACTCAAGCTCAAGCAATTTAGACCCGACAGGGTTGACCGAATTAGAGCGAGGGTTCGCACTTGTTACAGACACTCAGGCAACTGACACCGAATACGAAATAACAACCACATACGGAGTTTATGAAGGGTAACGTAAGAGTAATAAAGCTAGACGCACACAAAACGCCTGAGTTCCGTGAGGAGAGGAGTTTAGATTGGATAAAATTCGGAACGTCTGCGGGTTGGTCAAATCAATACCCAGACTATCTTCTCAGCCTTTACAATCGCAGCGCAAAGCACAACGCGATTATCAACGGCAAGGTTGACTACATAACAGGCGGAGGGTTTAAACTGGATGATAGTGGTTTAGACCAAGCTCAAAAGGCCGATGTAAGTAGGTTTCTAAACAGCCCAAACCCAAAGGAAACGCTTAACGATATTCTCGATAAGACTACACTTGACCTTGAAATCTTCAACGGTTTTTTGTTGGAGGTTGTCCCGAATAAAACACAGAAGAGAATAACAGCGATTTATTGCTGCGACTTCAAGAAATACCGTAGAGGAAAGGGTAATGATGGATGGTGGTACTCACCTGATGGATGGAAGAAGGCCAAGCCTGATAACTTGGAGTGGTTTCCAGACTACGACCCTAATAAGTTTGACCAGAAGATGATCCTGTACATCTCTGAGTACAACCCGACTACGGATGTTTACCCGATACCCGGTTATATCGGTGCAGTTCCATACGTGGAAATGGACATCGAGATAGCTAACTTTCATCTGAACGGAATAAAGAACGGGTTTATTGGTGGTACACTTATTACCTTTTATGATGGTGTTCCAACCGAGGAAGAGAAAGAAGATATTGAAGATAGAGTTATAGGTAAGTTCACAGGAACGGATAACGCCAACTCAATAGTGTTGAACTTCGCCAACGGGCGAGACAGCGGAGGTGTTGACATTGACCAAATATCAGGCAACGACCTTGATAAACGTTATGCTGAGTTGAACAAGCAAGTACAGCAAGAGATATTCAGCGGGCATAGGGTAACAGACCCTAACCTATTCGGAATCAAACAAGATGGAATCTTCGCAAGTCGCAGCCAATTGATAGACTCTTACGAGCTATTCAATAACACCTACATCTCAGGCCGTCAGAAGTTCCTAGAAAGGGTATTTAACGACTTACTAGAAGTGCAAGGCTATAAGGGTAGGTTGACCATCGAACACACCGAACCGATCAGCGTACAGTTCTCTGAGTCTACGGTTGTCGGGGTTATGGAAGAGGATGAGATCCGCGAAAAAGCGGGACTCCCACCGATTGAAAAAGATGACAATGTTGTCGGGTCTAAAGAGGCCGAATCACAGGCCGCACTTAAAGGGTCTGTTGGTGGCGTTACTGGAATCATTACACTACTTCAAAACGTTAAGCAAGGCGTTATTGAGGCATCGAGCGCAATGTCAGTACTTACTGAGCTTTACGGGTTCACGCCTGAGAAGGCAGCCGCTACGGTTCTCGGAACTGAGGTAGCTGTTAAGGCTGAAATGAAACAAGTACTGGAACATGCTGACGCTGAGTTAAAAGTTACTAGTGCGTTCTCTAAATGCGGCCTAAGTTTAGACGAATACGAGGTAGTAAGTTCTAGGGGGTTCTACTTCCAAGACGGGTTGGACGCTGAGAAGCGCGAAATGGAGCTAAAGAAGTACGGCTTTATTGATACCGCTTTCGAGATGGGTGTACTTGACATGATCAAAGAGAATCCATCGGTTACGTTTACCGAGATTGCAGCGGCTTTGAATGTTGACCTTTCACGAATTGTTGAGGCGGTTAATCAGCTATCAACTAGCGGCTATTTAACACAAGGCGCGGAGCTTATCGAGGACACCACGCAAAGGATTTTGAATGTAACGCCAGAAGGTGAAAGCGCACTAGCCGAAACAATACCACTAGAAACGTCTTTTACCATTGCTTACCGATATGTAAAAGCAAGCGGAGTGAGTGGCCCTGATGTGATTGATACAACTAGAGACTTTTGCCGTGAGATGGTGGCACTTTCAAAGGGTAGAGTTTGGACACTTGCGGAGATTCAGCAGATAGGAATGAGAGAGGGGCGCAATGTATGGTTAAGAAAGGGCGGATTTTGGACACGTAAAGGAACGAACCAAACGACACCTTACTGCCGACACCAATGGGAGCAATTAACGGTTAAGAAGAAGTAATGGCAGACGCACTATTTTACAGCCCTACGCAGATCAAAGAAGATACACCGCTATCTAAGAATGTAGATGATAAGTATCTGACTGAGACCATCCTATACTGCCAAGATATTTACATTCAGAAGAAGATAGGCAGCACCCTATACGATGAGCTTAAATCTGACGTGAACGCAAGCACTCTAACGGGCGTTAACAAGACTTTGATGGATAACTACATCCGTAAGGCGTTGAAGTGGTACGTAATGGCTGAGACAGTCTACGAGGTTTCCTTTCCAGTTACTAATAAGGGCGTAGTAAGTCGGGACGGTGAGGCTAGTACAGCGGCAGACAGACGGGCTATCGACTTGGTTTACGAGCGATACAAGAATAAAGCGGAGCATTACACGCAAAGGCTTATCAATTTCCTTTGTGAGAATGATACCGACTACCCTAGCTATACAGACCCCGGTAGCGGTGCGGACGTTATCCATCCAGACAAAGATATGGCGTTCAGCTCCACCATGTATTTAGGCGGCACTAAGAAACGTTACAAGCGTTTAAGAGATAAGTATGAATGAATCACAAAGGGAACAAACGAACTCTAAGAAACGAGCAACGATTAAAGCGATATGTTGACGCTAAACGAAATAGTCAAACAACTGACCGACATTGCGGACGCACACGATCAGATCGCAGCTTACGGGGTGGGCGATCTAGCGGAGTGGAATCCGACTGAGCGCAACTACCCGCTGATGTGGGTGCATTATGTAGGTGCTAACACGGATGAGGGTGTATTATCTACCGTCTTAAGGGTTGGGATATTCGACCGCGTTCATGTTGGCGAAGAAGGCGAAGATGTAACGCACCACGAACAGGAGGTTTTAAGTGATACCCAGTTGATCATCTTGGATGTTCTCGCATACTTTGTGCAAGGACATCAAACTGAGTACTACTCACTACACCAATCAGACCTGACACCCGCAACGGAGCAGATGGATGACCGTGTAGCGGGTCATTTCATTGACATAACCGTAAGTCAAAATTGGGACTTTAGCAAATGTCAGATTCCCGCTAACTTTGGAAGCCCCGCGTCTACGGTTGACGGGCTTACCTTATACGATTTCTGCGATGCTGCGGTATTCGCAAGATTGACCCAAGCGCAAAGAGACTGTTTAACTACCGAGCTTTGCGGAGCTTGTGATGACGCTACAGTAGAAAATAACGCTACGCCTACTTGGTCGCAAGTTATCGCAAGTGGGGCTACTTATACGCTACCACAAGCGAAGATGTTAGATAGTGATGGGGTTACTGAGGTTTTGGCCGACTACATTCCTAGTGCATCGGGCACGATGTTCACCGCTACACCTTGCGCGGCCATTCCATCCATTGCGGTTGCGTTAGACGATTCGACTCCTGTGATCGGGGACGAGATAATAATCACAGTTACCTACCAACACAACCCCG